TGCCGGTGGTGGGGTCGGTGAAGGAGCCGGTGGTCAGGCCCATGTAGTCGGCCGAGGCGGCGTTGAAGTCCTCAGGCAGGGCCAGCTGGATCGGCACCGGGTCGGCCGGCGGGATGAAGGCCCGGTCCTGCTCCTGGGGCGTGTCGTAGCAGCGCTGGCAGACGAAGACCCAGGTCGGCAGCAGCGCCGCGCCCATCCACGCCATCTGGTTCTTCAGTTCGCGGCGCTGATACCAGATCCCGCACCGCTGGCAGACGCCGAACGCCTCGGGGCTGCTGCTCGAGACGCGGGCGCGGCCCGATCGGGAGGCGTAAGCCATCGCTCAAGGCCTGAAATAACCGGAGAGCTGCGGCGAGACGTAGAAGGCCGCGCGCTCGGTGTTCTGGTTGGCCGCGATCTCGAAGGCCTCGTCGGCCAGCGTCTTCAGCCCGGCGGCCGCGCTGGGGTTCCAGACCATCGCCAGCCGCTGCGCCAGCCCGAGCGCGTAGGCCTCGAGGAAGTAGTAGGGCACCTCGGGCTGCACGCCGCCAGGCAACCGCGCGTCCTGAAGTTGGCGGACGCGGTAGTAGTCCACCGTGGCGTTGGCGCCGTCCGGCGTCAGGTAAAAGCTGATCGTCGGCGCCAGCAGCTTGTCGAACCAGTAGACGGTGACCGCGCCCTGCTGGTTGGGGTTCGGGTAGCTGGCGTACTCGCTCCGGCTGACCGGCAGGATGATGCGGTGGCGCTGGCCCGCGCCGACGCCGAAGTTGGTGGTGTAGGCGTCGAGGATGGCGATGGTGTTGGACGGCACGGAGTAGGTGTTGTTGCCGGGCACCAGCGGGATCGACTGCAGGTCGACCGCCCAGAGGTTCACATCCTGGCCCGACCACCTGGCGTTCAGGAGGTTGGCCGCCATCCGGGCGCTCTCCATGTGCGCCTGGGTGATCGCGTTCGGGCGCACGCCCGCGAGGTTGAAGGCGTAGAGGACCAGTTCGCCGAGGTCTGGGTTGAAGGCGTAGGTCCCAGAGGTGGCCATCTAGAGCCCCCTCAGCGGTTCACGACGCCGGTCTGCACGAAGGTCGCGGTGACCGCGCCAGCCCCCGAGTTCAGCAGTACGCGGGCCCAGAGCGGCACGAACTGCCAGACGGCGAACTGCGGCGTCGACGCGCCGACCATGCCGGCGTTGGGATCCGGCAACCACGTCACCAGGTCGGGCGGCACCGGGTTGGTCGGCGACATCGGGTCGTCGTTGGTGATCTGCACGGTGTAGTTCGCCACGCCCTGCACATCGACCTGATAGGAGACGTTGCCGTAGGCCCAGGGGTCGAAGTTCACCCAGCGCGACTCGGCCAGCGATGTGGTGCCGACCGAGATGTTGGCCACCGCCGGCGCGGCGATGGTGACCTGGCTCACCGTGGCGAAGTTCAGCGCGGTGGTGAGGGGACCGCCGTTGGTCGCCAGCGTCTCTTGGATGAACTGCCCGTCTTCGTTGGTCCCGTAGACAGTGAAGCTGTTGCCGACCGCCTCAGTGTTGGTGATCAGCACCTCGCGCGGCGCGTCGAGCGTGGTGAGCTGGTTGGCGCGGACCTGCCGGCTGGACAGCGGCGCGGCGACCGGCGGGCTGATCACCCAGTTGCCTGGCACATCCGGCTCGGGGCCGGTGACGACGCAGTTCGGCGGCAGACCGTTGCCCACCAGCCGGGCGCCGACCGTGATCGCGCCAGATGTGGTGGAGAGGACGGTCAGGAGATCGCCGACGGCTGAGCAATTGCCTTGGTAGGTGTTGGTCGACGAGCCGCCGGGCGGCACCGGCCCCAGCAGCAGCTGCCCGGCCTGGGCCGCGGCCTGCGAGTTGGCAATCGCGGTCGCTGAGCCAGCGTTCGCGACCGGCCCGACAGTGACGGTGATCGGCCGCATGGGGGCCCTTAGTCGTTGAGGTTGCCGCTGGTCGAGCGGCCGGGCGGATCCTTGCCGGCGCGGGCTGAGGAGAACGGATGGGTGTCGGCGCCCGTGCGCCCGCCGTCCTTGCGAGGCGCTCGACCACCGTTGGCGCGGGCGGCGCCGCCGGCGATCCCGCCGACTTGCTTGCCCACGGGGCCGCCGCTCTTCTTCTCCTTGGCCGTTTCCAGCACCTTGGACTCCTTGGGGAACTCATGGTGCTTCAGGTCGGTGTCCCGAAGGTCGCGACCGCCCGTAGCCCTCGACTTGCGCATGGTGGCTCCTAGCTCGTCGGCGCGTTGAGACCTTGGATGTACTCGATGATGACGAGCATCACGCCAGCGCCGGTGTTGGACGACGTGAAAACGAACTGCTCATCGATGGCGCCGCAGTTGATCCAGTTGTTCAGCTGCGGCGCGGCGGCGGCGCTGATCACCTCGGTCGCGGGCGCGGTCATGGCGCCGGCGGGCGTGAAGGCGATCGGGTTCACCGTGTTGCCGATGCCGAAGGTCGAGGCGGCGCCGGTGAAGGGGACCAGCACGATCGAGGTGATCGCCAGGATCATCGACTGCGCCGGGATGATCAGGTCGGGGCTGACGAAGACGCCCGCCGCCTGGCCCGGCGAGGCCGCCTGGGTGACGCGGCCCACCTGGGTCATCTTGGCGAAGCCCACGTTGGCCAGCGCACCCGCCGTCGAGCCGGTCCCGGCCAGGGTCGAGGAGCCGTCCCAATCCTTGATGTTGCCCGCGGTGATCGGCCCGGTGAACTGGGTCGCCGGGAAGACCGGATTGAAGGGAGACTGGATGAGTTGGCCGCCCTGGACGTTCATGGGGTCACCTCAAGAAGTCGGGAAGCTTGCCCAGCCCGAGCGGGGGTTGTAGTAAGCAAACGAATAGCGTTCGTAAGCTTTCACAAGTAGATTGTCAGTAACGAAATCGACCTGCATGTCAGTTTCGAACGCAATACGGGTCATATAGCTCAACCCGTCAATATTCGTCAGCAAGAACCACGCGAAAGGACTGGTGAGGAAGTCCATCACCATGTAACCCTCCGGCAGGCCGCCGGCGGTCGAGTGGATCGCGTTGACATCGTTGTCGGCGGTCCCGGGGCGCAGCTCGGTCTTGGTGAGCCGGATCATCACCGGCTCCAGCTGCGGCGGCCCGATCAGCTTACGCGCCCGGCTGAACATGCGCAGGCCCGCCTGGTCGCGGAACTGCGTGCGGACCTGGATCATGCCGTTGAGCAGGCTGGCCTCGTTCAGGTCGACGGGGGTCGCGGCGATGTTGGAGTAGACGCCGCCGTCGATGGGATGGTTCGGCGCAAACAACGCAACTCCGTCGCCTCCAATAGTGGGATCGTATACATTCCCAGTATTGAACACATTCGCGCCGTACAGCTCCTTCGTCTGTTGATAACTCTCAACAAGACCAAGGTTGCTTGGGTGGAACTGGCTCTTATACAGGTTGTCATCGATGGACTTGCGCGTCATCGCGTAGCCCAGGCCGATCTCGCGGTGTTCTTGGTTGAACACGAAGCGCTCGCCGGCGGCGTTGTCGAACTGGGTCTGGCCGCCCTCAGTCTTCAGCTGGGCGAGGCCGAGGTAGCGCATCTCGACGGTGCGCTCGAGCGCCATCTTCGAGGTGTGCCGGGTGTAGACCTTGTCCCACTGGGACGGGATCTGTTCGTACTTGCCTTCGATGCCGCGCAGACCCGGCAGGAGCAGGTCGCGGATGGCTGCGAGATTGACTGCCACCGAAGCCTCCTATGCCTGCGCCGTCAGAGACTTGGTCTCGACGTTGTTGAAGGCGACGATCGCCCAGTTGTAGGGGCCCGGCTGCGTGCCCGGCCCGCTTGGCGGATCGACCACCAGACTGACGATCCTGAAGGGGAGGGTGGGGGTGACGGCGCGCGCGACCGCCATGTCGATGTACGCGCCAGAGAGGCCGTTCGCCGTGTTGCCGACGCCGTAGCCGAACTGCGCGTTCATCCCGACATCGGCGGGCACGAACCCAACGGTGGTCGAGTTGCCAGCCTGCACCCGGAAGCGGGCGCCGGGCGCGTTGATGATCCAGCACTTCGCCTGGCTGCCGGCGGCGATGTCGGCGCCGCCCCAGTAGTTCGCCCAGACCGTCCGCTTCTGCGAGACGGAGAGGTAGCTGCAGCCGTTGAAGACGCCCGCCATGATGGCGGCGCCGGGGCCGGGTCCGGTGGTCGCGCCGGCGATCGTGCCGTCAGCCAGACGGAAGACGGGGTCGCCCGTGAAGATCGGCGCCGTGGTCGACGCGATCCTCTCCTCGATCTGCTCGTAGGTCGGCGGCGAGCCGAGCCCGGCCGCTTCCTGAAAGCCATACGGCGCGTTGGTGTTTGGCACGACCGAACGTCCCTGGTGGGAAGTCCTGCCGAGCGCCGGGCCAGCTAGAGACTTGGAAGCTGCTGTTCAGGCCCCTCCCCGGGGGGGCCAATCTTGGGCGGCAAGCCTAGCCCCCAACTTTCCTTTAGTGTCAAGCGTTGTACGCTGAGCATCCGCCAGCCCAGGAGGCTCACATGGCCGATCCCGTCACCCTCTCCCCGAACACCCACTCCGCGGTCCAGGGCGTCGTTCGCGCCCGCCACGACCTCCTCGCTTGGGAGAAGAACCTCGCGACGGCGCTCGCCGACGATGTCCGCGAGAAGCGGCTGACCGCCGATCAGGCGGACGAGGTGGCCGACGAGTACGAGGTGGAGTTCAAGGCCCCGAAGGGCGACGCGCCGGATGCGGTCGAGACCACCGCCGAGGCGAACGAGGCGCAGCGGCTGGCGCAGGCGAAGATCGCCGAAGCCGAGGCCGCCAAGACCGCGGCGCCCGCCCATCACCCCAACCAGGAGCGCGAGAACCGCGAGCGGGCCGAGCACGAACGCCGGGTCGAGCAGGACGAGAAGGCGAAGGCCGCGCAGCAGAGCGCCAAGGCCAAGACCTAGCGCGGCTCCCAGCCAGCGCGCTCGAGCGGGAACACCACCCCCTTGCCGCGCTCCCACTGGAAGACGCGGTAGTCGTCGCCATCGGTGATGATCACCGTCGTGACGAAGCCCAGCCGCGCGCCGACGCTGGCGCAATAGTGGGCAGCCGCCTTGACCGCCTCCTCAGCATCGACGCCCCGGCGGACGTACTCATGGGCGCCATTGTCGAAGAATTGGACGACCGCGTACTCGCCCGCGTTCACCGTCTCCTCCGCTTGCTTTTCGCGTCAAGTAACGCCCCCTTAAGGGTGCACGCAAGCGGCAGTAGAGTGATGGTTGACCTGGGAACCTTTTGGTGGGTAGCTTCCCAGCGGTGTCAAGCGGCGCTTGTCGTGCCAGTAGCGCTGAGGCAGTCCTAATGCACCCGACCGATTGCAACAAAGGGACAAAAATATGGCCAAAGAGATTAAGACGGCGGGCCAGGTAGTGCGCGCCATCATCAACAAGGATAAGTGCAGCACTGCTGAGGAACGTCATCACAGATTGGCAGTGGAGCGCGAAAAGGCCCGTCTAGAGAGTTATGAGGACCTGCGCGATGACGTTTTGAGCGTCATCAAGAACTCCGGGGTTTCCTTCGAGGACATCCACGGCAAGTGTGGGCCGCACCCCTCTACGTTGAACAGTTGGGCGATGAACCAAGTACACCAGCCTCAGCTTCGCAAGATGCAGTCGGCGCTGCGGATCGTCGGCTACGACATCGGCATCGTGGAAGGTCATCGGCACCCGGATCGGGAAGCCGCCGAATGAGCAGCAAGGCGAAGGCCGGGGGGGCGCCGCAGATGGAAGCAACCGTAGAGATCGTCACGCCGGAGAAGGCGCTGGCTTGGCTGGAGAAGAAGGCGCGCAACAGGCACATCACCGACTC